TGTGTAATATAATTTTGAAATGCTCCAATACCTTGACCCGGAGTTGTAGCCATTGTGTAAGCATCAGTTTGTGCTTGATCTTGACCAGCAACTTGCGGTGCAAATCTTGATGTATCTAATGGTGCAGAAGTTAACGCTGTTAACTGTGTCCCTAAATCTTTTTGTAAATCTTCTACGTATTGTGGTGGAAGTGCTTGTGTTTGTTGTACGGCCATTATATTACCTCGCTTAATCGTTCTGATGTTTCAAACATCTGTTGTGCGCCAGCCATACCTTGTGACTCTTCAGACACTTGTCCGCCAGCTTCTAAATTTTTCATCATGTTCTCCATAACTTCTGCGCCTTTATCTATATCTCCACCACCTGCGTTTCTAACAGCATCTGCAGTAAATACAAACTCATTTACACTTAATCTTGCAGGCACATCGTCTGCTTTTTCTTCTCTTCCAATAGGTACAAACCCACCTTCAGCTCTATAATCTTTTTCCATACCACCAAGGTCCATGATTCCACCTTCTGCTCTATTGATTCTACTTAAATTGTTTTTCATACGTGATTCAGACAATTTAAAAGGAGCCATTGATTTTTGAACCATCATTAAAGCATCTTGTACTAATTGTGGATCATCTGGTGATTGATATTTATCTTGATTTTGTTGATATAAAGATTCCATTACAGTTTGAACATAATCAGTTCCTCCCATTTGCGGATCACCCATGTCAGCACCACCACCATTGTTAAACCCTATTCTACCACCTTGAGCCACATTAACAACATCTGCATTTTGATGTGCATAAGGATATTTAATTGCTAAGGCTTTTAATTTTTCACCTGATGGATCTCTGTAAGCTTCTATAACTTCTGTTCTAATACCTTCTAAATCTAAATTTTCACCACGGTCCATGATTGCTGATACAGTTTCTTGTGGAGCCATGTTAGATAATTTTTCTACTCCTTTAAATAAAAGGAAAGCACCCCCTGCTTTTTTAAGATCAAAATTTTCTCCAAATGGATTTACATCACCTAAAGATGTTGGAACGTATTCCATAATTTTGTTTCCTAATTGTTTTAGTGGAGATATTTTATCTATACCTTGGCCTTGTGAAAGATTAACAACACTTTCTACACCTTTTCCAGGAACTTCCATAAGTCCTAAATCTGGTCTCATTGCTTTGTCAGATGTAAATAAAGCTTTGTCAGATCCGGACACTCCTTGTGCTACTGCTGTTTTAGCTGCCATAGGAGAACTAAAGTATTGTCCTAGTCCGGTTGCGTTTGGATTAATTTTAAGATTAAATCCTTCTTGCATTCCTGCTCCGCCAAGACCTCTAGCTATTTGACCCATACCATAATTCATTAATCCTGATTTAAGTGACGAACCTATTCTACCCGTTCTGTCAAAGCCACCTATACCAGACATCAAACCTGCAGCTAATGGATTAAATGGTGCAACAAATGGTGCTGCAACTTCTGCAGTTTTAGCTATTTCATTTGGTATAATTTTTCTAATTCTTTTTTTAAGTGAACTTCCAAAACCATATTGACGTCTACCATCCACACCCATGATACCACCATACGCTGCCATTTGTCTGTCAGGCAATACTGGTCCTTGTGGTTTAGGTTGAAAAGGATTTATAGGATCTTCGTCACTTGGTAATACTGGACCTCTACTCATCTGTCCTTCAGCCATTGCTTGATCTAAAAATTGTTCAAGAGACATAGGTTCAATACCTTGCTCTAACATGTCATTAACATACTTAGAATATTCTTCTTCTAGTTGAGCCATCATCATTTGCTCCATCTCTTGTGGAGATTTAGGACCTTCATTACCACTATACTTTATAGATGGTGCGTTAGTCTCTAGCTCTTCTGAAATTTGTATATCTTCTATTCCCATGGTTTTGCTACTTTACTTGGTTTTTGCGAACAAATCAAGAGCTGGCATGATGACTTTTACATCTCGCCTTACGTCTTCTTCGGGGATATTAGCAGCTTTTAAAGCTTCTTCGTCCTTATAAATTTCGCCTGTTTTATTATTTGATATTGTAGTTATGATCTCTTTTGGAGTCAGCATTTTTATTTCACTCATTATGTCGTTACCTCTTTTTTAATGTTTAGATAGCTAATAGCTACATCAAACGAGTCTGATGTGCTTGCTTGTACTGTAAAGGTTTTACCACCTTCTACTATTAACGGTTGAGTTAACAATTCTGTTGTAACATTAGCTGTAAGTGCCGCTGATTTAATAGCTGTAATACTGTTGTTTGTAACAGTTACAATAGGTGTACCAGCTGATGTAACTAATATTGATTTAATAACTATTGTTTCATTGACTGCAGGAACACCTGAACCGAAAGGTGTAAGTGCACTACCTGTTGTACTATTATCTATTCCTACAAATTTATATTGGTTTACTACTGCCATTAATCTAAAAAGAAACTTCTAGCTTCTATCTCCTGTTTTAATTCTTCTTGAAATGTAGTGTTAAGTTTTTCCAACACCGCATCTAAATCTCTAACTAAAGACTGTGCTACGTCTTCTTCATACTCCGAACTTGCTCTAGTTAGTGATTGTACTATCTTTGCCATTATATTAATCTGTGTTCTACTTGTCTTAATACTTCTTTATCAAATCCGGTTAAATCTACACCTGCATTGTTTAAGAAATTTTTAGCAACACCATCACCATTGTAATCAGCGAACTCAATATCTTTAATAAAGATTCTTCGACCACTTGTATCTAGTGAGTATACAACAGGTATCTTATCAATTTTAACTGCAAGTGGACTATCTTTAACCATAATAAATCTACCATCTTCTTTAACAAAGTGACTACCTGCAACGGTAACACCTTTGTAATCATGTATTTCATCCGCTGCTTTAAATTGGAACACACCTGTAACTTCTCCACCTTTAGTGTCATCACCCAATTGAATATTTTTAATTTGTTTAGTTGAACCATCAGCCATTTGAATAGGAGTACTCGGATCAAAGCAAAATCCACCGCCAGTAGCCGATCCACCACTACCGCCCGTAGGATTACCACCGCCATTATTTGTTGCTCCTCCAGCAGGCCCTTGTGCACCAGTTCCAGGTGCTGCATCTTTATCTTTGCCCTTATCATTATCTTTATCTCTGCCAAAATAATCTGCTAAAGTTCTAAAAGATCCAAACGAACCAGGAGTAGCTCTATCAAATCTTGTAGTGCCATAAGTGTCACTTAATGGATTATTATCATAAAAGTCATTTAGATTAGTTGTATTTAATCCACGATAATTAATATTAGGACTACGGGATTGATAACTTGGAGCGTTGGGGTTTCTACTAAATAGAGAACCTAAACCACTCATTACCATACCAGGTAAACTTCCTCTTGCAAAATTAAGAGCTGTTCCAAGACTTTTCGTTACTGGATTATCTATAAAATTACTCATTTGATTTTTAAAACTTTGAAATCTACTTGGACTTCCTAATTGATTTACTTGTTCAACATCCATATCATTTCTTCCAAGAGAACTTACTCCTGCAAATCTATCCATATCTAATCCAGCTAGGTCGTTTGTCTCTGAAAAATTTTGTGGTCCAGCGATTGATTGGTCAGCCATAGCATTAGAGCCAAATAGACTTGCTAAACCTTCACCATATGTTCTGCTCAACAAATTATTAAGTGGGTTTCCAAAAGAATTAGCAAAATTTACATCAGCAATATTAAAATCTTTTACATTTTGATTATAAGTATCCATGTCAAAACCTTTTTCAAGCATACCTTCAATATTTGCATCTGATTGTATTCCTGCATTATCAATTGCTTGCCCTATTGTATAATTTCCAGGTCCATCTAATATAGATTTACCTATTTCTTGACCATATTGATATCCTTTAGAAAGCATAGGTCCTAAAAAAGAAGTTGGAGTATATACTCCACCAGGCACTGCACCAGGAAAGTTTTGTGCAAAATCAAAACCTTTCATTTGGTGTGCTGTTGAAGGATCTTTATTTAATGTATCTAATGTTTCAGAAAACACACCGTGTTTTGAAAGTGCATCTAATATTCCGTTTGCCATTATCTTCTTCCTCCAGCTTGTATATCTAACCTAAAAGTCCCTAACTTCCAACTAGTATCCACAGCTGTATTAGATATAGTAAGAGCTATAGCTCTACCTCTAGCACGTGTGTCTACTTTATCTGTTGAAGATGTAATATTAAATGGTCCTAATGATGAGCTAACTGCTGTATCACTGGGATAGTTTCTTAAATCTAATTGTATAATAGAAGTCCCTTGTTGAGATATAAAATCAGGTATAATTCGACTTACTCTCATAATGTTTTCACCATCACCTCTAAGGTCAGCCATGTTAGTTGCAGCTCCTCTTACAACTTTTTGTGTAATATCATAATCACCAGATGTAATGTTAGCAGGTATGGCTGTTGTAATACCTAACCTTACTTGGTTAACACCTGTTTCATGTTCATAGTAATATGAAATACCATCTGTATTACTAATTACATCAAAAGAACTATCTGTTCCTGCATCATATTGAGTAGCATGAGGCAAACCAAATACAGCTGAGTCTTGCCATGTTGTTCTAATAAATAAAGAACTTGCGTTCACAAACCATATAGGTCTTTTAGCTGTTGAATCTAGATAACTATATGTAACTGATTGTGTATTTACATTAGAACCAGCTTCTGGATAAAACCAAGTTACTTCACCGAACAAGTTATTTATTCCACAATATACAAATTGATTAGATGTTGTGTTAAGGTTATCATAAACATAGTCTTCAACTAAACAATCCATAGATTCTAGTTTACCAGTGTACCTAAAAAAACCATTGTCAGACATCCAGTAAGCAGCACCATCAACTTCTGCTGCTGCATTCTTACCTATCAGTCCACAGTTATTTCCAACTTGTTCATAAGCGAATGTAAAAGGAGTTCCAACAAATCTCATAGTAAATAAAGATGTGTCCGTCCAAATGTATATTGCATTTCTACCAAGTTTAGCACCCATGATCCGTGATCCAGCGGCCAGTCTTTGTGTACCAGCACTATTCTCAGCTGTTGGTGTGTAGTCATTAATATTTTCTTGAGACGAAAATCTTATAAACATATCGTCTTGTGTAGCCTTGTTACCTATTGTTGTTTCTGTACCAAAAAATACTAAGTGACGGTCAGGAGTTGACACTAACATATCACGTGACGCTGTTGGTGCACCTGATATAATAGTTGCACGTGTTGCTGTTGCATTTGATGCATCGGCATTCCATTCAAAACATTCTCCATTAAATATTAAAGCAATTAGTGTGCTACCTAAATTGTCTATCGCCCACATACCAGGTTCTGCAACTTTATCCGTGGTTGATGCTGCTTGGCCCCAGGCTGAATAACTACTAAAGTCAGTAACTGTTGCACCATTACTGTGAGAGGCGTTAGTTGTTCCTCTAACATTTCTAGTGATGCCCGTAAAACTTGTAGATGTAATTCCTGTGTACGATATTTCTTCGTTATCTACTTGTATAAAATTTGTTCCTGTGCTTGGAAATCCAGTTGTACTTGCTACATTAATCGTGGTTCCTGTTCCACCGGTTCCAGCAGAGTCAGCGTTTAATGCTCCGTTCAATGTAGTAGTTTGTGGGTTTGTAACTGTACCACTCCATTGAGATATACCATAACCAAAAACTCCAATTTGTTCAGCGGGTCCAACGTGGTAATATTGAAAATAAGTTATGCCTCCAGATGTAGTTGCTCCCGCTCCACTTTCATTACTGTCCATTGTAATAGTAAGTGTGGTTGTAGTTGGAACACTAGTGATCATAAATTTTCTATCACAAAAATTAGAAGATCCAAAATTAGAACCTGTAATTGCTGTAAATGTAGAAGGGTCACCAAACAATATAATATCCCCTACTTGAAAATTGTGTGCAGAAGAAAATGTCATTGTCACAGTAGGTGATCCATTAGTTGTACTAAATACATTTGTAACAGCTGTGCCTGATGGATTAGTTAAAGGATGTATATCGTAATAAACTCCTCCAGAGTATACGTATAAAATTCTGTTTGTGCCAATAGCTGCGTATTTAATACCTTCTTTATTAACCATATGATGCAATCCTCTTGCAGCACCTGTTAATTTTTTGTCTCCTAATTGAGACCAACCACCTATCTTTTCAGGTGTACCATATCTAAAACGAACGTTCTCACCCCCTGTCCACTGTGATTCAGCGCCGGTAGATGTAACTTGTTTATTGAATCCTGGTAGAAAGCCTAATTTTTGTAGCATAATGCACCACTATATAAGATTTTTTACATTTTTGTAGTATTATATTTTACTTAAAATATATCCTGAAAAACAAACAAAAATTATTCAGATACGTATTCTGAACCGTTCCAAACGTACATAGCATCGTTTGGACCTCTTGCTATCCAACCTTTAGTATTATCTGTTTGGTAAAGATCTTCATCCCAATCTCTTTCATAATAACATTCTTGATCGTTTTCAATATAAGAGACTGGAGGAGGTGTAGCTATTGGTGGTTGCCATATAAGGTTAGTATTTTCTAAAGTCCATGAAGCAAATGGTTGTGGTTTAATAAAAGCGTTTTTATCAAAACTAAAAACATAATTAACTCCAGCAAAATGAACTCTAAAATTAGAGTTGTAAGAAGTTTGTTTCCATACTCCGCCACCAAAAAAGTTTTGACACCATTGTTCACCATCAGGTGCCATATCTGAAGAAACAACATCATCGCCAACTACCACAACTCTTTGGACAATCCATTGAGTGTCTGTAGTAATTCCTGTAGGATCAGTTTGTTCTTTTATTTCTGCAAAATTCGCCATAGCTATTATTATATATTATTTTTTAGGTAATTTAAACCCTTTATAAAAGGATGGCAACCCAATAAAAAGTCTTTTATCAAACTCATTTTCTTTAGCTATTTTACTACCTTTTTTATTGTAATGTAAAAACACTTGACCACAATTTTGCCCTTTAAATTCTTCTCTCCAATGTTCTAATTCACAACCGGAATATACCAACATATCTCCAGGTTTAAGATCAATTTTTATACCTGCTTGACCAAACTTACCTGTTGGATCTAAGTATATCGGCCAAGGATCTCCACCTAAATTTAAAGTAGTTGATACCTCACAACTAAATCTATCTTTATGCCTAGCTAACACATCTCCATTTTTATAAATTCTAGAGTAAGAATATGTAGGAGATAGTTTTAGTTTTGTTTCTTTTTCCATAAGAGGTTTTAAATTTTGTAATAAAGTCTCCATGGCTATATCACCATAATGAGAATAGGTATTAGGAACTTGTTCATCATTCCATACTCCAAAATAATCTGTAAAAGGAGATACAAACCTTGTTTCAAATAGAGTGCGTGCTACTTTTCTTTTTAATAAAAAGTAATCATAGATGAAACTTGTTAGTTCTATAGGTACAGCTTTTTTTATAACAATATATTTATTTTTTTTGAAAGACATTTATTACTCCTTTTGGTATTGCTTGACAGTTCCAATGTATAAATCTAAATGGTTCTTTACTCGAATCAACAGTAAATTGATGAGGCAAGTAAGACGGAAAAAATATCATTCTTCCTGGTTTAACTTTATACACTATTTGTGAATTAGCGTGTGTTACTTTTGATGGATCTTTTAATGGTAAAAGATTCATTAAATTACCTGGTCTTGGATCTTCAAAAACTGGAATTGATGTTTTTTCACTGGCTTTTAAAAAATAAAAACCTGACATATGTCCGTTCCAATGTGTGTGTAAAGTATGATGTCCACCACCTTTTTTTGAAAATTCTTGTACCCAAAATTCATTTAAAAATAATTGATAATTAGTTAAATCAAAACCCATTTCATCTAATAAATTAGTACACGTTTTTAAAACATAAGATTGAAAATTAACAAAATTATTATCACCAAGTAAAGTTGTTGAATGAAATACTTCACCAATGTTATTTTTTTTCTTTTTTTTTGATTCTTTAATATATGAATTAGAATATTTATTTAGTTTAGAAACAAAACTAGGACAATCTGCATACCAAATAGGGCACTGAAAATAATTTTCTAAATGTAAAATTGATGGAAAAGTCATTTAAAAGGATACCCTAAATTCCATATTACTAAACTATATCTTGAACCTTTTTTAACAGGACAAACTCTATGCCAAACAAAAGAAGGAAATACAACGAGAGAACCTTTTGGTAAAATTTCTGTACACTTTTGAATGCTAGGTTTTTTATCTGGATCTTTGTTTCTAAAATCAAATTCTAGTTCGCCGCCTTTGTAGTCTTTAGGATCAGAAAGAGATACAGTTACAGAAAGTTTTCTAATTTTGCCATTTGTATTTTCATTATTGCTTTGATAAGGTGCATTCCAACTATCACAATGCCAATCATAATATTGTCCTTTTTCATATTTCGTAAACTGACATGATTCAGAAAAATCCCACTCAAAATTCCAGCCAGCACTTTTATTTGCACTACGAATATAAGGTCTAATTTCTTTATAAACCCAAGGATCTGTTATCCAAGCAATGTCTGAATCTCTTTTAGATTTTAAATCTTTAACTTGTTTTTTATTTAAACTTTTATTTTTTTCAAAACCACCAGTAAGAGCCATTTGATCTTTTATTGATTTTCCATACTTAACTATATCGTCACAAATTCTAGCAGGAACAGCTTCTTTAAAATACCAATAATAATGTTCTAAATTCATATTTCTTTATATATATATATTTTATATACCATTTTTATTTAAATAGTCAAATTCCATAATTAAAACTAATACTTATTCTATGTTTATTTTTATTTAAATTAGGTTCTACAAAATGATTTAAATGAGCAGGAAATAAAGCACATATATTTTTTGAAGCAGTTATTGTGTGTCTACTAGTAGTAAAACAATTATGTTTATGCACTTTACTTTCGTATAATGGCACGTTCAATTGATCATTATTTACAAAAACAATATTACCGCATTTATTAGGAGTTGTAATATAAAACACACCCGATACAAGAGTATTACTAAATTCAGCATGATGATGTAATTTATTACAACTACCAAATTTATTTACGTTATACCAGTAATTTTGTAATTTTAAATTATACTTTAATGGTAACTGTTTTTGAATTTTATTAACAGATTCGTTTATTTTTTTAAATATATTTTTATTAAAAGAATTAACTTTAACAAAATCAGGACTTTGCCAGCCACCGTGATTACTTACTACACGACCTTTTTTATTTTCTTTCATAGTTTGTAATATATGTTTTTCACATTTTAATAAATTAAAATTATATTTTTCTGTATATAGGTAAGATGAAAAAATTATTTCAAACATTTTACATTTTAAAATTAAAATTAATTACACATCTAACCTGTGATTTTACAGGAAAACCAGCAGAATGTTTTAACGCTCCATTAAACAAAACCATACGGCCAGCTTTAGGTTTTATTAATTTAAATAATTTATTTTTTTTAAAAATTCTAGTGTCTCCATCACAATTATTTACATAATAAATTCCAACCATATGTTTTGTATCGTGATCTACATGGGGTGATGAGTGATGATTTTTATTTATTAAAACGTTACTAGTTTGTAAATTTGTTTTAACTCTTAAAACTTTAATATTTTTTATTTTAAAAAAATCTACAATTCTTTTTATAATAATTTCAGGTATAACAAATTTATTAGATATTTCTTTACCGTGTAAAAAAGTATGAACAAATTTAGCATACTCTCGTACATTTTTAATTTTTAAAACTTTTTTATATGTTTTTAAATCCACTGAATAAAATTTATCTTCTTTGTCTTTAGTTTGAATAAGGTACCAAGGAAAATTAGAATCAAAAATATTTTTTTTAATAGATTGTATTTCTTCATTATTAAGAAGATTATCGTAAATTAAAATTTTGTTTTTCTTTATACTTTCAAATAACATTAACTATATTGCTTATGCAATAGTCAATGTACCAGATACTGTAAAAGTTGCAACCTTATCGTTTGTCGGTCCCACACATGCTGAAACAGAATTAGTTCCAGGAGAAACTGATATATTTGTTGTTCCGGGAACTCTAACAACCACAAGTCCTGAACCTCCAGGTACGGAAGAACAAGTAGCTGCATCGTTATTTCCACCTCCGCCGCCTCCTCTATTTGCAGCTGCAGGTTGTGCAGCGGTTTGATTTGAAGCTCCTCTTGCTCCACCAAAATTTAAACCTTTTCCAGATTGAAAATTATTTGTTGCTCCTCCGGCTCCACCACCTCCGCCAAGAGCTATAGGTGATCCTGTAATACAAGTTGTAACTCCACTTCCACCTGCTCTGTTTTCAACATTTATTCCAGGAGGCCCTGCTTGAGAAGCACCTCCTCCACCTGCGGGTCCATCATTTGCGTGAGGTGGTCCAGGTTGAGAACCGCCACCATTAGTTCCTTGTGGAGGACTTGTAGGTGGTGTGTTACCTTTAGCAATTGCAGGACCGCATGAAATACAACTAAGACCATATCTAGCTCCACCTCCTGATCCACCAGGTTGTGCCGCAGCACTTGGTGCGGGAGGACTAAGAGGCGAACAATTTCCCATACCTCCACCTGATCCACCGCCAGTTGCAGTGATTGTTGAAAAAACTGAATTGCCACCTTGAGAATCCCTTGCTCCGCCAGCGCCGACTGTTATACTGTGTGATCCACCTTCTAACGTTATTTTTGAATCTGCATCTAATGGTGTATCAAAAGATATTCGAACTCCGCCAGCTCCTCCTCCGCCGCCTTGGCCTGAATCATTTCCGCCGCCACCACCAGCGCAAACTAAATAACTACAATCAACTGGTGCAACAGTGCTTCCTCCACCAAAACCTAATACTTGATAACCAAAAGATTTTTGTGCTCTAATTAATGTTCTTTTTTCTTGTTTAGAACCCTGTCCTATTAAAGGTATATTTAATTTGTCTGTCTTCATAGTGTGCTCCTATTATGCGTCGTTAGCAGCATCAGTAGTAAAAAATAATTTAATACCTAACAGTTTTGCATCAGCTGTTAAATTATCTCCAGATACATCTCTAGATATTTGGAAAAATACATACTCATCTGTACTAGGTGAGCCTGCTATTGTTACTGCTCCACTTTCTGCTGTTACTGCTAAATCGTTTGCTGTACCACTCATAGCTTTTGCTGATGGTCCTACTGCTGTTCCGAATGCAGTATTTAAATCTCCATTGTCAGCTAATGCAACAGCCTGTAAAACAAATGATGTAGTTCCAGTGTTTGTTGTGTTTGCTGTAAAAAATGCTTGAAAAGTTACTGTGCTTTCATTCCATGATTTAGGAAAAGCAACAGCAAACTGTGCAAATTCGTCTGAATCTTTGTCAAAATCTAAAGTTTTAATTTCTGGTCCATTTGATAATTCTGTTTGTGCAAGTGTAGAACAACCGCTTGTAGTGTTTGGATACATAGCAACTGCTGGTATCCATATAGTTTCTTTACCAGCAATTTTTAAAGCTGAACCGCCACCTTGTAAAGTACCTGTTCCTTTTGGAACAAGGTTAAGACTTACGTTAGTTTCACCAGAAGCAGTAATAGTAGGTGCATTGCCTGAAGCAGCGTTAGCTAATGTAATTTCATTAACAGCTGATCCTGTTGCAGTAAGATTAATTAATTCATTTCCACTTGTATCTAAAATTGCAGTTCCAATTTTAGGAGAAG